CGCACCATTACGTTGATTTGGCCGCACGAGGGAGCACCGCCATGACCATCACCGACAAGCTGGACCTATGCAAAACCCTGACGTTGCTCAAAGCCTACAAGCCCAAAAAGCACAAGGCTCGCCGGCGGTTCAGAACGCAGCGCAGGACCATCGTGCGGCAGCTCAAGAGGGCAGCGTGATGGCGTACCTGTTCGACAACATTCCTCTAATGCGTGTTCACGTTCGCGGCGAGTATCTGCAGGATCTCGCCGCAGGTCACGGAACGTACCTTGAGGCCATCGCTCATGCTGTGCGGTGCCGGCGCGGCTCGAGCCTGTGGTTTCAGGTCAACTTCAAGGAGCCGTTCGGGGGCATGAGCTACTTGCTCCCGATTGAGGCCCTGACCTGGCGCCCCGACGTGCCGGCCAAGGCTACCGAGCTCGTCCAGCCTTGGGATTGCATGGGCGATCATTTCGCCGTTTGCGAGATGCGCTTTCTTGCGCGCGGCGGTGTGCAGGTGCTCCCCGATCGGAGCGCGGGGCAGTACCGCTTTTCAATCGACTTCGGCGGCGAGGATCTGGCCGACGACACAGCCCAGCACAAGACATTGCACATTGTCTGGCGCGCAGACGGCTCGATCGGGGCCTACCCCAATAACCGGTTGCTCTGGGAGGACAGCGCATTCTGGGACGTGTGCACCGACCGGCCAGCCGTCACTAGTCTGCTTTACGAAGCCCGCGCTGAAGGCCGACAGAGCATCATCAATGAGCCCAAGCGGGCCGTGGAGGCAGCATGACCAATACCAACGTCCGCGAATTTGCGGCGCAGCTTGCCGACATCTACGAGCGGGCTGCCGACCTGAAATGCGAGGAACGGGCTCTGATCGACGCCGCCAAGGAGGCCGGCATCAACACCAGAGCGCTGAAGCGGGTAGCCAAGGAGTTGGGGGCCGACAGCAAGAAGCTGGCGCAGAAGTTGGCAGACGAGGAACAGCTTGATCTGTTCCGGTCGCAGGTCGGGTTGCTTCGGCTAAAGGGCCTCGAGGGCCGACAGATGGAGGCAGCATGAGCGGACCATCCGGCGAGCAATGCCGGTTCTGCTACTACTGCGCGGACCCTGGTGCAGTCGATGAACACACCGGAATTTGCAGACGGCATCCGGCGCCGACCACGGAGGTCCATGGACGCGATCACAAGGTGTGGGTTGGGCTCCGCGATTGGTGCGGGGAGTTCAAACTGGCTCCGAAAATGGGCAAGCACCTGTGGCGTCATCTGCCCCACGACTTGGTGCACGAAGATGAAATGGAGCCGCGATGAAGCTCAAGGGATCTTACGCCCCCGGCATTAAGATCGATAAGGCCGGTAAGGTTCAAAAGATCGACACCGGCGCCCGTCACCCCGTGGTGAAGGCCCGCCGCCAGCGGAACAAGGGCAAGGTCACAGGAGTGAAGCCGGCCAAGTAAGCCTGACTGTGTGCGCGTCCCCGAAGGGGAGACCATCATGAGCAGACTGACCGCCTACCGCGTCCCGCCGCAGCAGGAGTTTCGAGCCGCCCGCGAGCTGAGAGAGAACGGCCACCGGGCCTATGTCCCCCGCGACCTGGCCGACAAGCGCCGGCCGCCGATCGCGCGTGGCTACGTGTTCAGCGGCGGGAAGCATGCATTCGCCAGGCACGTGCGAAGCCCTGTCGGGCCAGTGCCAACCGATCAGTTAGCGAGGCTATATCAACTCCGACACAGCGTCCAGGAGGTGCCTGTTGCGCTCAAGGCAGGGGATAGGGTTGAGATCAAGGTTGGTCCGTTCGCCAGTGTCACGGGCACGCTCGCTCGCTTGCACGGCCGGCGGCGGTGGATGGTCGATCTTGGAAACCGCGTAGTATCGGCGCGCGTGGATACGTTGATCCGCATCGACCCCGGCTAACTCACGCCTTCGCCCGCTCGCGCTCGATCCATTCCACGAGCGCCACCTGTTCGAACGCACTCAGCGCCCGCACCTTGGCTATCAGGGTCGCGGGCGCGATCCCCTCGTCCTCCAGTTCCATGGCGACGCCGTCGAAAATCGTAGCAGCCGGCTCGACCCACCACGACCAGCACGCCCGCTTGATGTGGTGCAGTTCGTCCGGTGTAAACTGCTGCTCGACCCGGGTGCGCCGCAGCGCCTCCCGATATCGATCAAGGATAGTGGAGATCCTGCCCGACAGGGAAGGCGCGTCGGCCACGTAGTCCCTGAGATGGTCAGGGAGATAGATGTTTTGACGGTTGGGTCGGGTCATATGTCCTCCTAAAAAAAAGCGGGCGGATCATCACGGCGGCAACCGCTCCCCGCCCGCCTCGCGTGTGGTCAGCCAACCCAAAGCGCCAAAAGGATAAAGCGCACCACGCAAGCCCCGCGTTGGCGGGGAATTTTTCAACTCAAAAGTTTCCGCGCATCAGCTGCAAGCTGTTCCGCTGTGTCTTGTCCGGTCCAGGCGTTGTTAATGGCGTCGCCGTAGCTCCGGCTCCACTGGTACAACTCGCGGTCGTCTAGGTCTGACGTGTCGCCAAGCAGAAGATCAAGCGCGTCGTTCAGGACGTCCAGGTCGTCGTCGGAAAAGCCGTCCGTGTTGTCGGCCGTGAAAATCAGGCGGTCCATCTGTCTCTCCTTGCGCCAGCGGCGTCTCAGGGGTTGCTGATGACAATGACCATAGCACACACAATAGGTGTGTCAAGCAGAGAAGTAAAAATATCAGAGCGCGGTTGACACTGTGACCAAATCGCGGCATTAGGCGAATCAGGACGAGCGCCAGACTTAGTGCCGCTGCGGCGTGATGCGTAGGCGCCCCAGGCTCCGGGTAAAACCGTTGAGCCACCAATCCAGAAATGCGCCTTCAGCGCTACGCCACACACTCACGAGATACGCGGCACGGAGACAACATCTCACGGGCCGCGTTCGCGCACCACCCAGCGGAGGACAACATGCGGAAATTGCCGATGCTTGCCGCCGCTCTGGCAATCGTTGCCACCCCGGCAACTGCGGACGGTTTGAGCCGCTGTTATGTGGAGGCCGGGCTTGCCGGGACGTTTCTGGCGGCCGGGGATCGCCACGCACAGGGCAGTGTCGGCGGGGGCTGTGACCTCACGCTTAACGCCCACGTATTTGTCGGCGCCGCCATTCGGGCCGACCTCGGAGACTCCAGCGCTGCCGTTGTCAGCGGGCGCATCGGTTACAATCTCAACCCCCACTTGGCCGTTTATGGCCTGGCTGGATGGGCAACGCCGGAGTTCAAATTTGACCGCCGCGCCGGTCAGTTCATCATCGGCGCGGGTGCTGAAACCACTGTGGGTGCCATCAAGGGGCTATCCCTGTTTGGTGAAGCCACTACGGCCGCCGCGAAAGTGGGTGACGCGACCGTTGACGACGTGACCACGCGCGCCGGTCTGCGGTGGCGCTTCTGATGCTGGACTTCACGCGCCTCGTGCAAGCGCTCGACGACTCTGTGGACGACGACACCGAGGCCGCGCTCGTCATCACGGCAGGAGAGCACACCGTCATCGTCCGGGCGTTTGGTTCGACCGAGGCCATCATCGACGCGCTGCACGCTGCGCTGTCCGAGATCACCTCGAGCCATCGCCCGCGCGACCTGCGACCGAATTAGTGCTCTGCGTCTCTACCGGAGCATCACACCATGCACTCGCTTCCCGTCTCCGACCGGTACGTTCAGCTCGGCCTCTACATCGTCGCAGGCGTGGGCCTGCTGTTCGGCGCGCGCATGGCGTACAAATTCGGCGCGGAAATGAGCTTCGAGCACGGGGTGTTCCTTGTGCTGGTTGCTGTTCTCGCTGCGCTCGTGCTGCCCGTCCGAGACGTGATCGCCGCCAATGGCTGGCGCTCCACGGCCAAAGGCTGCACCTACGTGCTCGCCCCGTTGTTGATCTTTGGGGAGTTTTTTAGCCACCTCGGCTACACGTTCGGGCAGCGTGACGGCAATGTCAGCACTGCCATCCACCAGACGGTGGCGCTGCGGGAACAGGGGGAAAGCCTGGCCGAGGCTAAGGCATCCCTGACCCGCTGGCAGCAGCGCCTTGCCGACCTCGAGAAGCGCAACGCCTGGATGCCGACCGTGACCGCTGACGGCCTGCGGGCTGATCTCGCCGCGATGGAGGGCGACCGCATCTTTGCTCGCTCGCGCCAGTGCGCCAACGTCACGATCCCCGAAAGCCGCGCGTTCTGTGACCGCCGAGCCGCTTTGCAATCGCGCATTGCTGGCATGGAGGAGCGCAAAGACCTTACCGACCGTATCGAAGCCGCTCGCGCCATCATCGATCGCCAGCGCGACAAGGTGGCCACAGCCGCAAAGTCCGAAAACGGCCACTCCGCTGTGGTTGCTCAGACGACGGCATTCGCCAAGCTCTACACGATGAGCCTCACCCCCGACGCTGGCTCGCTCGACGGTGTTAAAATGGCCATCGGCGTGTTCATCGCGCTGCTCGCGACCATCGTTCCTCCGGCAGCTCTCACTCTTGCTTGTCGCATGGGCCGCCGCCCAGAGGACGACATTACCCCGGCCAACGACACCACGCCGCCAGTTGCGCAGGCTAATGTTGCACGTGAAACATCACAGCCCACCGTTATTCACACCAGCGCCGACAACACGGAAGTGTGGAAGGCCATTCGTAAGGCTCTGGATCAGCCCAATACAAAGGCCGCCTGATGGGTCGTCCGTCTGAGTACACGACAGACAAAGCGCAGCAGATCTGCGCCATGATGCTGGAGCGCAAGGCAGATGGTAATGTCATGAGCCTGCGCGATATTTGCGCGCTTCCTGGCATGCCGTCAGAATCCAGCGTCTACAAATGGCGCTCGACGGTTCCTGAGTTCGCGGAGATGTACGCACGCGCGCGTGAGGAGCAAACGCATCTCACCGCCGAAGACGTGATCAAGATCGCGGACACGGAAGAAGACCCGAACCGGGCTCGAGTTCGGATCGACGCACGCAAGTGGTACGCCTCAAAGCTCAACCGAAAGGACTACGGCGACAGCCTCGACCTTGGCGGCTCGGTCGTCATGAAGCTGAATGATGAACAGCTCGACACTCGCATCGCTGACATCCTCAGAAAAGCGGCTGCTGCTGGAACTGCTGGAGGAGAAAGAGCGCCGGAAGAGGCGGCGTAAGCTGTTCGGAATGTACCCCGACGACGGCCCGTTGCGGCGGGAACTGTACCCCAAGCACTTAAGCTTTTTCCGCGAGGGTGCTCACCACATGGAGCGCTGTATGATGGCAGCGAACCGCGTGGGCAAGACCTGGGGTGTCGGCGGGTACGAGACAGCGCTTCACCTGACGGGGCTTTATCCTGAGTGGTGGCAGGGCCGCAGGTTTGAGGCGCCAATCTCGGCATGGGTGGCCGGCGACACGCGGACGACAACTCGAGACATCGTGCAAATGTCGCTGCTTGGTGTCGGGGGCGATGCGGGTTCCGGCGAGATCGGAACGGGGTTGATCCCTGGAGACTGCATTGTCGGCAAGCCCACGCCCATGCAGGGCGTGCCCGGCGGTATCGATACGGTCGCGGTCAAGCACAAAAGTGGTGGCCTCAGTAGCTTGGGGTTCAAAAGTTACGATCAGGGCCGGCGCACGTTCCAGGGAACGCTCAAGCACTTAGTCTGGCTGGACGAAGAACCGCCGATCGACGTGTACGAGGAGGCGATGCTTCGCCTGACTGCAACGGTGCCGGGCGAAGACAACGGGTTGATGCTCTGCACGTTCACGCCGCTGCTTGGTCTGTCGAAGGTCGCGCTTCGGTTCTTGCCTGAACTGGCACCTCAATAGAAAACCGTTCCGGCGGGTATTAAAAATCCCCGGCCTGACACCAACACACGAGGAATAGAATTTCTCGCATCTGCATTCAGGCCACGTGGGACGACGTTCCGCATTTGTCGGCCAAGACCAAGCAGGAACTGCTAGAGGCGATGGAGCCTCACATGCGGGACGCCCGCACAAAGGGCATTCCCGTCTTGGGCGCTGGCGCGATCTACCCGGTCCCAGAGGACACAATTCTCGTTGATGCGTTCGACTTGCCGACATGGTGGCCGAGAGCTTACGGGCTTGACGTTGGATGGAACCGAACTGCAGCGATCTGGGGCGCTTGGGACCGGGAGAGTGATTGCGTCTACCTCTACAGCGAGCACTACATGGGCCAGGCCGCTCCTGCTGTGCATGCCTCGGGGATACGAACGCGAGGGGATTGGATCTGGGGCGCAATAGATCCCGCTTCGGCAGGCTCGAGCCAGCTCGACGGGCGCAAGCTGCGCGAGGAATACGGGGCTCAGGGCCTCAACTTGATCGATGCGGACAATGCTGTCGAGGCCGGCATTCACGCCTGCTATCAGCGCATGGTCGCGGGTCGGCTCAAGGTGTTCAAGACGTGCCGCAACTGGCTTGCTGAGTTCCGCATTTACCGCCGCGACGAGAACGGCAAGATCGTGAAAGAGAACGACCACCTCATGGACGCCACGCGCTATCTCGTCATGTCGGGAATGCGCATGGCGTCTGCCCCGCCGGAGCACGATGAAGACGACGCGCGCGACCGCCGCCGCACGTCGAACAGCACGGGATATTGATGCTCGACGAGTTTAGAGAGCCCGCCAAAATTTTCGTTCCTACCGCCCGCGCGCTCGTAACCGAACAAGCGGCGGATCGGCTTTACGACGTTCAGTTCGTGAATGAAGTAGCTAGGGCGCTGACCATTTTGGCCGCCGGCATGGAAGCCGAAGCTGGCAGGTATGTTGACCCGACCGCGTTGAAACTT